TTATCGTTTAGGAATATTCAAAAACCACCGTTTGTCATAAAAATCTTGCGCTCCACCTTTAGTGTTTCCTTCTGGATCATTTGTTGCTCGCATCATTACGTAAACTTTTTTATTAGGGAAGTTACGCATATTGAAAGATACATGATAACCAACATTTCCAGAAGTATTATAAGCTTGATTTACATCTGGTCTATATATTCCATCAGCTTTTACTCGAGCTAATTCTTTCCCAGTATTGTAATCCATAATGAAGATATACTCGTATTTATAGTTAGCAATGTGCCATCCAGCTACATGCAAGTTTGCGTTTTCGATTTCTCCAAACTGATCAATGTGGGCGTAATTTGTTCCATCTGTCAGTGTAGGATTTGCAGCACCTGCTCTAGTTGGATCAATGACTGGTTTATAATTTGAAGTAGTTGGATTTTCATCCGTAAAACCATGAGCCAAATCATAGGCTAGTTTTTCTTTACTTACGCCCATTTCAGAAAGATAACCGTAAGGATCTGTATGATCGCCCCAAATATTTTGTGTTACCCATAAATGCGATTTGATTCCTGGTTGGTTATAAGGCGTTTCCAATGTTAACGGAATGTCATATTTCATTGCTGAATCTCTTGCCAATTCAACATATGCTTTATAGTTTTTTTCAAAAGTTGCTTTATCATGTGTGTGTTGTAACTCAATCTGCACTGGACTATTGGCATTAGCATACGAACCAGCACCGTACTGTACATAACCAGGTTTTCCGACTTGGTAAACAATTCCACCGTCTCCCACAATGTAAGCAGTGTAAGCACTAGTCCATGAACGTTGCATATACTGCGCTTCATTACGTCCTGTTGCTGTTTCATTAGCCGTTTCATGCAGTAAAATGTACTGATTATTTGCTACTTGTGAGCTACCTTCATTTACACCTAAATTAAATTCATTGTTGATCGTATAGGCAAATCCATTAATTGGCAATAAAAAAAGAGCCGTTAACAGGCTCATCGCAGTAATAGTAATTTTCTTTTTCATTTGTTTCCTCCTATTTTTTCAAATTATATGCCGACACACCAGTGATAACGCCTAAAAATGTTGCTACTGCATTGATAGTGAGTACTGTCATATCTGTTCCATTCCATCCATATGCTTTTCCTAACGTGGCTACTAAAACAGATGCAGCTGGTAAAACTGTTAAAACCGTCCATTTAATGACTTGATAATACTTATCTGGTAAAATCATTTCTTCTCACCTCCTTTACAATTTAGTCAAGAAATAGCCAATGATCGTAATGCCTAAACCAATCATGTAACCCCACGACCATTTATTATTGGCTTTCATTTCTTTGATATCTTCCGCATTATTAAGCGCAATAGAGTATGCCTGATCCGCTCTATCTTTTGCACTTTCCGCTTTTTCGCGTAATGATTCGTAATTATCCAGTTTCGTTTCAATACGCACTAAACGTTCTACCACGTCTTGTATTGCTTCGTCTTTCAACCAACTAGCCTCCTTTCATTGCAAAATAAAAAGCGCACTCGTTTGAGTACGCTTCTATTCTAATTTATTCTATATTTCATTCGGATTAATTGTATCTGTCTCTACTATAGGTACCTCTAATGATTTTAACTTTTTGAATCTTTCAACCTCATTAACGCCATAAATCTGGTACATAATTCCAGATTTATTTAATTTTTCAATTACTTGACTTGTTGCTAAGTCATTCGATACTGATAGCAAAGCTTTATTATATTGCTTAACTTGCTGTATATCATCATCAATGCTATTTTTTGAATCATATAACCATGAAACCGTACAATCAGGATGATTCTTTACTACCTTATCTCTAATTTTTTTATTTGTAAGAACGAAAAAAGAACGATTATATACATTATATTTTTTTAAAGTATTTACAATTGATCCAACAAATTTATCGTTATTCCAATCTCCCTTTGATCCATCCACATTAACAATTAATTTGTCTTTACTTATTTCTTTAATTGCTTCGTCAAAAGTTGGTATATTAATTTTTCTGTCTTTATATTTTGGATAATTTGAAGTATCTACCGATAATTCTTTAAGTTGTTTGATTGTAAGCCTTTCTGGTTGTCCTTCTCCGTTCGTTGTCCTGTCAAGAGTGTCATCATGCATCAAGAAATTCACTCCATCTTTACTAGTTCTTACATCAACTTCTACTGCATTATAGCCAAGTGACTTGGCTTCTCTCATGGCTTCGACTGTATTCTCTGGAGCAACTATATGTGCGCCTCTATGGGCTACTAGATAAGTTTCTTTATGGTTCAACAAACTACTGGATGAGTAAACGCATCCAGTTAAAACAATGGAAAATATAATTAATATCTTTGATATTTTTTTCACTTTCGGAATCACCTCAAAAACAAGTATATCAAATAAAAAAGACTAAGGTAATAATATATCGGTTTCTATCATAGGTGTTTTCTTTATAAGAAGGTGATTTAAATCTGTTTTAGTGTTCACGTTATATATTTGATAATAAATATTTGTATTTCTCAGTTTTTCTAAAATATCATCTGTAACTATATTTAAAGGAATAGAGAGGAGTGCTTTCTGGTAACTTTTCACTTCCGTTATGGCATTATCAATCATGCTAGAATCCGTTAATAACCAAGATAAAGTAGCGTCTGGATAACTTTGATTAAACGCATATCTTTGAGACGTATTCGAAATAACAAAAAATGTATTTTGGTAAATTTCATATTTTTTAAGAATATTAATCATTTTCTTGGTAATTGCTGTATTTGAAAAGTCTATCTTTGATCCATCCACATTCAGTATTATATTTCCTGTGGAAATTATTTTTACAGACTCTTCAAATGTAGGTACCCTTAATATCTTGTTTTTATATTCTGGATAATTTGAAGTGTCAATTTCCAATTGACGAATTTGTTCCGAATCCATATTAGCAATATATCCATTTCCATTTGTCGTTCTATCGACAGTATCATCATGCATAATAAATAATTCGCCGTCAGAACTCGCTCGTGGATCTAACTCAATTGCTCCATATTTTAAATCAATTGCTATTTTATACGCCTCTATAGTATTCTCTGGAGCAAAATTATGTGCACCTCTATGGGCTGACAGTCGTAAATTTTCAACCATCAGCCAGTCGGGAAAGGGTCATCGGTATACCACCACCCCGACACATAATGGTTTCCTGATGAATTTCCACCAACTCTTAGTAAGTTCGTTCCTTGACGTTCAACAAACGCACCTGCTACATACGATGTTGGATTAGCTGCTTTTTGTATATTTAAAGGTACATTCCAAGAAGTATCATCAAAATCAGTACTTAATCTAAATCCTGTAGGAAGCTCATGAACATTAACAATATCTGTAGCTTCTTTTAATTTAAATCTACCATAAAACTCTACAATATCTCCGATGCGTCTGTATCTCCAACTTGCTTCACTAAGCTCCTCTTTGGCTGTCAAAGCAATGTCCTCAGTACCATAGCTAGCTACCGCAACTTGCGTTCTGTCTCTGTAATAAATATCCAATGATTTTGGTGTAACTAACTTATTTAAATCTGTTCCTGCTACTACTTCTGCATCTGTAGCAATCCGTTTTGTAATCATTTGAGTTGTTCTTTGTGGCGTCATAAATTTATTTGATGCTTCGCCCTTTTCTGCTTCTGTTTGAGTCGCAGTGCTAAAATTATCAACATTACCCAAGCCTACTTGATTTTTAGTAACCTCATGCGGATTGTTCGTATCATTAACATGCTCTTTCAACTGTGAATTAACTTGAGCTACTTTTTTAGTTACTTCAGCTTCGACATATTCTGGTGCTAGATCCCATACATAATCTTTTGGATTGTTTGAGTCTCGCATGCCGATTCCTCGGTATTTATATTGTTCAATATTCGGGGTTCGGGTGTCACCTTTTTCGATCTTGAGCCAGTCAATTTGACATGCGCCGGCCGTTTCTTTAGGCGACTGAAAAATGCGAAGGTCTTTAAGCAAACCCGGTTCAAGTTTCGTTGGTGTGAATGTTAGAGACCATACGTCTGTCAATCCCTCAACTGGTTTTAGGTCTCCAAAATTTATGTTCCAATAATTATACGCTACAAAGGTTTGACTTGCGGATTTTGTTCCTTTAAGCATGATAGTATACGTTTGACCTATTATAAGCTCTTCTTCCGTGTTACCTTTATATATTTCGTACGCGCTAGATTTAATTGGGAACGTCGTACCTTTATTTGCAATGTTCTCACCCAACGGTGTTTTACCCAACCAGTAAGGGTCATCTAGTAAATTGGGCTGGTACGGTGTTGCCGTATCACTCGTTGAAGGAACTTGTTCAACCTTTATATTGTATTTAATAGTTACCTTAGTTCTTGGTAATTCTTTTGGAAAATACATTTGCAATGATTGACATTTAGAATTAGAAATTACATCAGTAATGTTTGTATATGTTGCAGAATACCTAGTCATTTCTGTGGTTGCACCTGTATTAATAGGTTTGGCGTATGCAGATAGTATCCCACTTGCATTTGTGTATACTGGTCTCACAAAGAAAACGTTACCTGCAAGAGGCTCCTCGCTTTTTAATTCTATTGACCAGGCATAATTCTTACCAACTAGTGGTCGAGGTAAGTTATTAAAATACAGTCCAAAATTACCCGTAAACTTGCTCAAGTCAACTGTGAATGAATCTCCGTTATCGGTTACCCAATTTTTATCTGGCGGAATAGGTGCGGAACCTTCTTGTGTCCATGAGGTTGATATATCTGAATAAGAAAGATTAGTAATCAAGTTAGGTCTTCCCGAATAGTCATAGTTCCCAAAATCCAATGAATTAGAATACATCACTTGTAAGTTACCTAATTTAGAAATTTCTTCTTTCAGAGCATCTAACTTGTCTTGTAGCGTTTTAGCTTGACCAGTTAAATCAGTAATCTGTTGATTTAAGCTATCCACTCTACCTTCGATTTCAGCCATAAAAGCATCAAAAGTTTCGTTATACTTTCGAATCAACTCTTCTAATTGCGAAACATATTCATCGGCTTGGCCTTGCGAAATGTCAGACACTCCTAGTGAGAAAAAAATGATATCTTGCGTTGTTAAAATTTGATTGTCTTTTCTATATTCTACATAGCAGTGTTTATAATATCCTGCTTCACTCATAAATGTTCCATTAAGAGAAAACGTGACTTCTTCACTAGTTACACTAGTTGCCACACTATCTACGTAACGGTTAGATGGTGTTGTTCCTTTTAAAGTAAATGTTCCGCCACTCGTATCCATCTGCAAGCCATTTAGAAACGGTTTAACAGTCACCGTAATCCCTTTATCACCTTGACGAGCCATAATAGCTTTGGTGTAGTTTAATTCTTTGCTGAAATCTAAAGCCAAATTATATAAACTGCTAGCCATTTATATACCTCCTTGTCTTCGTTTTAAAAACGTTTTTGGTCAAGCACTGTGCTATCATATGCTGTATCCTCTTTTAATCTAATATCTTCATACCCTAGACGGTGTGCCACTAAATTCCATCTAACTAATACGTTTGGCTTACTAGTTTCAATGATGAAATGGTCAATATCTTCATGAGTAACAGCACACAAAACTAGTTCTGTAGGTGTCACATGTGTCATATATCGACTTAGATTTACTGTCTCAGCAAACATGGGGTCAATATCAACACGAACTTTACCATCATCACCTGTGACGGCTTCCCCATAATCAGCGAAATAATATTCTGGAGTTTCATAAGCGTTCAATAGTCGTTGTCCATAATGTTCTGTCGGTACAGTTGAGTTTTTAGTACCTCTAACAGTAAAATCTTTATATACTTGTACCGTTGATTGTTCAAACCTTGCAAGTTTCCCATCTTCCCATGAACCAAAAAAACAACCTGGCAACGTTAGCATACCGTCACTAGTAAATTTCATAGTCCTGCCAGCTACTTTAAACTCCCATGAACTACCCGCACTACCATTAATGCTTAAAGAACTACCGTCGCCATCAGTTATATAACTAGCGTTGCTATACCTGAAATTGGGCGCACCAAAAGATAAAAACGGTCTGTTATTGCCATTATCCCACGTACTAAAAACCAAGTTACCTTGTGGATTTCTAATCATGAAACCACCACCAGTTTTCATGGTGTATGATACAATACCGGCATCAGCACTTACATAATCACGTGCTTCTAGCTCCATAATATCTTTGTTAACTTTTTTTGAATACCAAGTCATTTTGCCATTAGCAATACTTGTTCTATAATCAGTGCCATCACTAATTAATGTAGTACCTCTAATAGTAATCCCTACTATCTCACCAGCTGTAATAAACGAGGCATTGAATCCGCCATCTAACGTCCATGCGGTGTCATACGTTCCATTAATGCCAGTTTTAGAGAAACCAATACCAGCGTTGTTGATTTGTAAAACGTTCCGTGCAGTATTCTTATCTGGCGTGTCCATAATCAAAATACGACTAGGTGCTTCTTTAGGATCTAATAAAACATACCCACCATCTTGGCCAGTAATTATATCAGTTTGATGATCTACAATATCATTGATTAAATCACTGATTTCGCCACCATTTTTCAATTGATCAATGGCATCATTAATCAAATTGCTTACATTATTCTCTGTATTTTCTAAGAAGTTTGTTTTGACGTTTCCTACAACTAATTTATCGTATGAATTAGTTAAAACATTAAACGTATATTCCACGATTCTCGCTGACATATTCACTTTTAACTGTGGATGATACACATCTACTCCGTCGCCCATCGAAACTTTTTCTAGATCAACAAATTTTTCATAGCCTCTTTGATGCCTCAATGGTACTAATTCAATCGAACCACTCACTTGTGGTTTTTGTTTATCTATGTTTGTTTTCAACCAGTCTTTAGCAGCTTCCCTTAATGTGGCTACATCAGTCGCTTTGTCTTTAAAATCAACAAAAGAAACATATCCAGCAGGATAATCATCCACGTAATCCGTGAAAATAACTTCTTCTGGTAGAGTGATCTCGTCTTCTCCTTCTGAAGAGCTGCTAATGAATGGATAAACTCCAACTAAAACACTTTGAGCATCTATCTCTAAGTCAATACCAGTTAAGTTTTTAGTATAAATCGCTTTGATTTTATGATCCGTACCTAGACTTTTTTCATGACGTAATGTGTTATTATCTTTTAGAAATTCACCATGAAATCGATCTAGAATAGATCCCTCTTTTCCACCAAAGAATTCTAAAAAATTCGCTTTTTCTATCTTCACATTAGCAAGCGTATCTACTAACGATGAGAAAGAAAACTGCGAAGGAATAGCTGGTTTTGCTAAAACTTTTGCATTTTGCCATGCCTGAGTAGCAGTGATTTTTTCTGTTCCGCTGTCATATTTATTCAACACCGATTTTCTTATATCATTGAAAATAGGTTCAGCTTTTACTTCTATCGTATTTCCTATTACAGAAGTCTTTGCATAATAGATCCGTAGACGTTGTTTTGCTCGATTTTCATCTACATAACACTGAATTATACGTCCTTCTACAATCAAATCTGCATTAGTTCCGCTTATTGGATAAGTACCCTGAAATATCTCGGCTCCGTTTAGTTTATTGCTAACAGTAGCTGTTAACCAGTCTGATAAAGCACCTAAACCTTGCGTATCATATAAATGTTCAGCTAAATTATTCGCGTCATTTTTATCGTAAATAGTTATTAAATTATCGATCATCTATTTCACCTACCTTAACCCGTTACGATAAATTTGTATTTTGCTCAAACCAGTACAATTAAAATGATTAATATCCACTTGCAATGTCGGATATTGCATGGTCTTCATTTTATTGGACCGATCTAAAATATCTCCGTCCAATTGCTCTTCGTAGCAAAGCATTAAATCACTATCAATGACTACGTCAGTTCCTACTACTAAGCCTTCGAAACTAAACACATAATCATTTAAGATGAACTGGCATGAAGTAGCTGAAGGAGTGATGATAATCTTTGGAAAACTTTCTTCTAAACTATTATTCAGCAAGCTAAATGATCGTGGTTTATCTACAGTTATAGGCACATCTTCTTGAACTCTTGCGAATGGTTTCGCAGTAATGTTTACATCGAACTCTCCCCATTCAACGATATCGTTTTCTGCATCCCCAATATCGATAGTCTGGATAACATAATAGACATTGGGATCATCAGAGAATTCTAATTTCTTTGCATAGTTTAACCAATGACGCATGATATAAAACGATTGCTTGAACGCTTGATGGTCTTCCACATCCTCTAAATAGTTATAGTGCAATGTAAACGACATGTCTTCAAACGAGTAATCTTGCACTAAGCCACCTAACCTTCCTAAAACAGAAGTTTCAACTCTCTGTCTTTTTGGAGAAGGTATGGTTGGTCTTTCAGCTAAAGCCAATTTATGCAAATAATCAGGAAATCCATCGATTATAGAATGTATACAATCAGTCATTTTTTCACATCCTTTTTAATACTAAAAAAACAGGAGAAATACTCTCCTGTTTAACGCCATGCCGAAGCATTATCATTTTGAACTTTTGTAATGTTATCAATGATTTGTTGAGTTGTTTGCTTCATAGTAACTTCATCTGCGTTACCATCAATTGTGAAATTGAATTCGTAATTGTTCACAGGTTGAACCGTTTGTGCCCTAGATGAAACTGAGGTGCTACTCAAGATACGATCACCAATTTCTTGCAGCACAGATCTTTTCAAAGGTAAAACTGCTTCAGGCCCTGCTTCACCGACACCGATAATATTCGGAGAATTAAACACACTACCTTTCGCATACCAATCAACACCCAACGTTGGGATTTTTCCCTTCAATGGATTGAATTCCCCACTCAATTTAAAATGTGGTAACGGAATATGTGGTATCGAAATATTCAAATTATCAAAAAGGCTGCTGATTTTATCTCTAATCCAATCAATTGGAGCGCTAACAGTCTTTTTGATACCTTCCCAAATGTTAGCAATTGTACTTTTAACATTATTGAATATGCCGGAAACAATACTTGTTAGATTGGACCAACCGCTTGAAATTGCATTTTTTCCGTCGTTTACTTTAGAGCTAATAGTGCTTGTAATTCCATTCCAAAGGTTTAAAGCAGTGTTTTTGATACCGTTCCAAATTCCACTAATCCACGAAGATATGCTATTCCAAACACTTTGAATGGCACTTTTAGCTGCATTTATAGCATTGCTTATACTGCTTGTCACACTATTCCAGATATTTGATGCTGTAGAGCTGATTGAATTCCAAATTCCACCTAACCAACTAGATACAGTTGACCAAATATTTTGAATTACTGTAGCAGCTGCTTGTACCAAGCTAGTGATTGTATTCTTGATACTGTTCCAAATACTAGAAGCTGTTGCACTAATTGAATTCCAAATATTTGAAGCCGTAGTACTAATGGATGTCCATATACCGTTCCACCATGCCACAATTGGATCAAATATAGTATGGAATGTAGTTACAATTCCATTCCAGGCGATGCTTACCCATTGTGTCATAGTATCCCAAATATTTTTAAGGAAATCAGAAATAGGTGTCCAAACAGCTTGCCAAGCTGTGCCTAATAACTGTCCAGCTACATCAAAAATACCCACGATAATATTAATACCAGCTTGAATCAATGACGTTATTAATGTCCATGGTATTTGAACAATTCCTACAATGTCTGCCCAAATAATCGACCATACTTCTTTGACTCCGTTCCAAATATTTGAAACCCAATCAACGAATGCTTGCCAAGTCTCTTGGACTCCTTGCCAGATGTTGGAAGCTCCTTCAACTAATCCGCTCCATAACTCTCCAAACCAATCAGAAACTCCTTGCCAAATTTCTTGAACCCAATCTACAAATCCAGACCAGGTTTCTTTGACTCCATCCCAAACTGATGAGGCACCTTCTTTTATACTTTCCAAAGTACCACCCAACCAATCAGTGAATTTACTCCATATTCCCTTAAACCAGTCAGTAATTGCACCCCAGTTTTTTATAATTGCTATAACTCCAGCAATAGCAGTAATAACTGCTCCTATTATTAATGTAGTAGGACCACCTAGAGCCATGAAGCCAACTATTATTGGCATTAATAAAGTAAATGCAGCAGTCAATCCGCCAATTGCTACGGCATAATCCTGTACTGGTTGTGGAAGATTATTAAACGCATCAGCCATCTTTCCTAGAAAATCAATTACTGGTTCGAGTGCATCTATGATTGTGTTGCCTATAGGAGCTAATGAATCCTTTAATTCAGCTATTTTCCCGTTCAACTCTTGCAACGGAGTAGTAGAATCTTCATTCATTTTTTGTGCAGATCCACTAACATCATCAAATGTATGGTTAACATCAGTTAAAGATTGGACAACTTTCATCGCATTATCTTCGCCAAGCGCAGACCAAATTGTCGAAGCTTTATTTAATTGGTCGTATTGACCATCCATATTGCTAAAATCTTGAATCATGGAATTAATAACGTCTTTTTGTGTTCCTCCGCCATTTTTCCACTCTTCAAAAGCTTTTCTAGTACTTTCACTAAACATATCCATGTTTTGCTCAAATCGACCATCTGTTAACGATATTCCCATTTCCTTAACTAAGTCATTGACTTTATCAAGGTTATAAGCACCCGCATCTAAACCATTTTGAAGCATTCCGAACGTTTCATCAGCTGAATATCCCATTTGACTCCATAATTGGCTATATTCTGCCATATTGTCGCCTAATTCGTGCGTTTTATCTAAACCGTTTTGAGTACCCGAAACCATTAAATCCATTGCATCTTGAGCACTCAAGCCGAAATTGACCATTAAGCCATTTACACCACGTAACGTTTCATCCATATCAGCGCCCATGGTGTTTTCTAGGACCATAGCTTGTTCCGTGATATTTTGTAAATCTTGATTATTTAAATCGCCTAAATTACGCTTTACCAAAATCAATGCATCTGTGGACTGATCTAACGATTCTCCAAAACCTTTATAATAAATGTCTCTGGCTACATTCGTTAATTCTTCAGCCTCTTGTTTAGTCAAACCAAAATTAGCTTGTATCTTACTCTGGGAACTACCTACACTGTTAGCTGAGTCCACTGCTTGTTTCCCTAATTCTGTAAGCTTATCGCCAATGTCGCTTAAAACGTCAGAAGCTTCCATTAAATTATTCATATCTATTTTGCTTCCGATATCGTCCAAGTTAGTTGTATCTACATTTTTAGCAGCTTGTCCTAACTCTTCAAATTCACGTTCAGCATCATTAAGCTTCGCTTCCATCTGCATTGCTTCTGTGGATGTAGCGCCAAATTCAGACTGTGTAGCTTCTAACTGTCGTCTTAGGATATCTATCGTTTTCTCCGCATTTTCAGATTGTTGAGAAACAAATTCTTGGGCTTTCGCTAATTTCTCGGATTCAGAAGCTGATTGACCAGCAGTTGCTTGCCATTTTTTATATTCTGATTCAATCAGAGAAGCACTAGCTTGAACATTTTTCTGTTCACTGTCCAACTGTTGCATTGTAGACTCGTACGTCTGTATTTCGCCTTTTGCTTGAGCTAGTGCATTACTCGTTTTATCAATTTCGTTTGACAAACGTTGTTGTGCTGTTTGTTGATTAATCAGTTCTCTTTCAAGTTTCTGAACTTCGGTGGAATTTTCTCCATAATATTTTTTGGCATTGGCTAAACGTTGACTAGTTACTTCAACTTTTTGACTTTGTAATTCATACTGCTTTTCTAAAGAAGATAATTTACTTCCTAACTTGTCTGATTCAGAACCAGTCTGTTGCAATTGAGCTTGTTCTAGTTTTAATTCTGCTCTATTTTTAGTTAATTCAGCACTGATTTCTTTTAACGTAGATTTCAATCCGTCATCGTTAGCTATGAAAGTTACTTCTGCTTCTGTTCTCTTTTTAGCCATTTTTCACCTCCTTTCTTTAGTTTTTATGGGATTGGTTTATTGCATAGTTTTTCCATCCTTCATAAGCACTCTTGTTGTAAGCCATTTGCAAAATGTCATCTAAACAGATATCGCTTAAAACCAAATCTGAAGGCATAGAAAAAACGTCGGTCAACATCGAATAGACATCGACCCACGTTTCAACTAAGAGCTTTGGCATTTTTACTTTTGAAGCTTTTTTTCCTTATTTGCTTTTTCGAATTCTTTTTGATAGGCATCTCGTGCTTGTTTGAACATCATCAATTGATAAATATAGCTGGCAGTAGCCATATCAAAATCCCATTTATCGATAAATTCATCGAATGAAATATAATCAGTCATGTTCGCTTGGCGGTAAGCAATATACACAGCCTTTGCACCTTGAATAACAGAAATATCCATGGATCCTTTTCCCACAGTCATTTTTGCAAACTCGTCTGTGTTAAAATCTCTATTGATCATCAATAATTTCTTGATATTCAGTTTAGGTTCTAAATTCAAAATTGTTCCATCGTTTAGTTCAATTTTTGAGTAATCTTCGTTCATTTTGCTACCTCCGTTTTATGTTTAAGCTTGAGTCGTTGTAGTAGTGGTTGTTGAACTCTTTTTAATCACATCAGCAGATAGATTCGTCATCCATTGATCTGTTAAGTCTTCTTCAAGTTCTGCAACAATTGCTTCATGATAGAATTTACCAAATTCATCTTGCATAACTTTTGTTTCTAGTTCTAAAGCAGCTACTTCATCCGCACCATTTTCAATAGAGAATGTTAATCCTGTATTCGAAGTGCATGCTAACATACCAACTAACTTGCTATTTTCTTCGAAGTCATCCACGATCTCTGCAGCAAGTGAGAAATCTTCGCCTACGGAATCAGGACCGTAAGAGTAAATGCCTGGTTTAATACGTTCATCTTGTTTCAACCCATTGAAACGTCGATAAACTTCCATCGGTACATGTGCAGTAATTGTTACCGTCATATTGATTGGTTTAGATTTTGATTTTACTTCTGTCGCTCCACATTTTTTAACCACCGTTTGCATTTCTGTTTCGCCATCTAATTGTCCGTTACAATCTGTTGCGATTGCATTTTCTGCATTCTTAAAATTAAAAGCAATTCGTTTGATACTCACGTTATCGAACGTTGTTACTACAGTTGTTGTTTTAGCCATTGTTGTTCCTCCTATTTATTTAATTTATCGAATTGACGAATCAGAAGTTCTGTAATTGGATCAAGTGCAAGACCTAATCCTCTTCTCATGAATTCGTCTGGCTGATTTCTTTTAGAAGTACCTATCCCCAAATCAGGATATTTTAAATACTCAAATTTTCTTGTAGGTCTAATGATGAAACCCAAATTAATATATTGAGTCTTAAGTGGACGACTATTTTTTGCGTGTTGGTGTCCTCTTCTTAAATCTGCTTCAGAAACAGGAATTTTTTCTGTAATCCTATCCACTGCAATAGCCGAACCCTTCGATTTCAATGCTTCATTGATCAGTCGTTCACTCTCGCTTGAATAGCGTTCCATCCGCACAAGAAGTTCATCATGCCCATTTATTTTTAGCTCCCAACTATTTTTAGCCATGACAATCACTCTTCAATAATCGTCTAAACGTAAATACCAATTGATCGATATAGCGATCTTGATTTTCTAGTTTTAAATGGTTGGGATCCATTCTCTGAAAACGAATCGAACGATTTTGAATCAATGAAATAATATCTAGTGAATCTCCTGTTAAATCTTCTCTATTTTCTGAATAGAAAGTTAGATATAGATTTTGACCCACGCTATATTTTGGTTCAGTGATCATTTCTATTTCTCCTGTTTCGAGAATGAAGTAATTAAAATCATCAGGTAGCTCATCCTCGCCAACAGAGTCTTGAAAGAGTTTGAGCTTAAAATGTTCTTCTAAGGAAGTTTTGATAGCAGAAATTTGCTTATTTAAACGTTCTTTTTCTTTAGAATTATCAATAACCATATTCACCCACACTTTCAAGATAAAAATAGATATAAAAATTATCGTAATCGGCATAGATAACGTTGTAACGCATACTATCGATTACGATAAAATATTGATCTTTATTAAATTTCTTGGCGATCGGATGAAATGGAGTCTTTACTTTCTTAGTTAATTTCGATCCCATCGCATCCATAGCTGTTATATCACTATCTCTCATGGAAAGATTTCTAAATTTTAAAGAAGTGATTTCTGTATCTTCTACACCAATCTTTTTTCCTAGTTCATTTCTTTTGGTAGTTTGCGTCAAAATCTTTAACCAACCATCGTTGAATGTTTCTTCGAGTCTACGATTATTCGCCATTCCCATCACCTGCAATATATTCTTGTAGCGCATAATGTTGAATGAAACCTAATAACTCACTAGCGAAATTTTGTTCAAACTCATCTAAAGCACGATTCCAGTCGTATCTACATCTTTCGATTAGCAATCCGTATTCTAAGCTTTCAGGAGAAAAAGAAAGTGTTGTACTCACTTTACTTTGAAGATAAACAGCATTTTTAGCTATCATCTTTTTAATTGACTCATCTTCTTCGTTCCAGGTAACGTAAATATTATCCTTCACAGCTATTAGCAATTCTTCAGTCACTTGTTCAGGCGTCATCTAACCACCGCCTTAATTGCTTTAACATATGCGTAAGAGCATTTTTTCTTGTTTACAAATGATAAATCTTCATCAAAAGGCGTGGAAGTAACGTATCTCCCTTTGAAAAATAAATCTTCATCATTTGTTGTTACTCCAGCGTTATGCAAGATTTTTACTTCTTTAAATTTTTCTATTGGATCAGTAGCAAAACAAAAGTTTAATTCCTCGTGAACTTTAGGACCAATATTGAAATACATCATGTTCCAAAGCTGTGCCCACATCTCGGCTGTCCAAATCTGTACATTTGTTTTTTGCCCTCTAAGGTAGCGATATAGCCGATTAGAATCCAGATAAACCTTTTTCCAATAATTCGCTTTAGGACGGTTAATAACCCACTGTGCGCCTCCTGAATTAGTGTTTATAGTTTCCAAAGATTCTACTCTAACATTTACAATATTTGCCATATCTTTTAGAATATTTTCTCCGTTTTCACAGCTTCTAATATAATCAAGACTTAGATAACTACAGCAGTCGCTACAATACCAAACATCATCTTTAGAAGGCAATTTGCGCAAATTAATTCTTTTATTGAAAATGACATCCGAATCGATATAGAAATATCGGTCGTCCTCACGCGAATGATCTTCTTCTAAATATTTCCACCATAAATATGGTTTAATCGAAGGAATATACTCTTTGTCGTCCCGCAGATCATCGTACACATGAACTTCAACGCCATATTCCTTCTCAAAAAAAATAGGAATCTGATCATCGTGTCTGCTGAAAAGCAATACGATATCTTTGATTCCTAGTTTCTTCAGATTAGTTAAACAAACTTCAAGCTCCCATTTAAACCGATTGATTGCCGGCTGACAAAGAATATACTTCATTCTGATCACCTACGCTTGTGTTGTAGTTGTTGTGGTTGTTGGTTTTGTAGTTGTAGTAGTAGTTCCCAAAGCGCTAATATCTAATACAATGAAACTATCATTACGTTTAGGTTGTCCGTTTGCATATTGTTTAGCTAGATAAATGCGTTCGTCTTCAACAAAATGGTATTCATCTGAAGCTTCAATTTTTAGCGTAGATCCTACACCCATGAAGTAATCTGAAGCTACCCCAATAACTGCTTTTCCTTCTGGCACAGCTGTTGACTGCAAGTCTGAAACTGGTACTGGCAATACTTGTACATATTCTCCATTAGCAGTTAGTACGGTTTTAGCTGGGAAAACTTTAGACCAGTAATCTGTTGGATTCACAATTAGGACCACATCAGAAGGATTTACATTACGATAAATCGGATCATCTACGCCTTCGATATTGAATTTTGATAGTCGTGCCATCAAACCGCCCATAGTTGCAGCATCTAAAGCTGTAATAGGTTCTGCTGTTTTTTCAGCATATTCTCCGCTAGTTTGTTTGCTCATATCACGCATCATTCCGACTGGCATATCTTTACCAGTACCATCAACGATTGCTTGTTCTAATGCAATTCTCAATGATTCTACTAAAACAGTACGGACATAACGATCTAACCATACTGGACCTAAGTCAAGCATTGCCTTACATACAGGAATATAACCTGATAGCTTGAACTGCTTCATGTTAATTACGTCAAAGCCATTATCTAAAACTTTTTTAACAGCTTCGCAAAGTTTACCCCACCATGCTGGATTGACTCCACGTGACACAATCCATTCTGTTACACCAGTTGTGTTAACAAAAGTAATTTTTTGCAATAGTGGATGAGATTGTTCTAGATCTTCAAATACGCGTTCAAATACAGTAGCTGGTACTAATTCTTCAACTCCTGCAAAACCTTCGTTATTCACTACTTCGTTATAGAATTTTGTTTCTTGTGTAGTTAGTACACGCTGACCACGGTTCATTAATACTAATTGATCTTGATTTTTTGCTGTTGCTTCTTCTAAAATTTTATCCTGAATTTCCTTAGATAAACTTACCATAGCTGCGCTAAAAGATTCTTCGTTACCATCTTTAAAAGCTTTCATCAATTGGTCGCTTGCAGCTGTTACACCTTTTAAATTTTTAACTGTCATTATTTTGCATCTCCTTGTCCAAATGTTTTATTTAATGCTGCTGTAAATGCAGCAATTTTTTCTGCTCTTTTTTCTTCAACGTCATTCAAAATTTCTTCAACGCTTTGTTCTTTCTTAGCTTCAGTACCTGCGCTATTTTCTGCATCGATAATTTCATCGACCAATCCATAACTCAAAGCTGTTTCTGCATCCATAAACGATTCTTTTTCAAGAAGTTCTTGCAATGCTTCATCTGTACCGTTGAATCGTGTTTTATATGAAGCCTTTACCGATTTATCAATTGATTCCAATTGATCAGCAATCGTGCGGAAGTCATCGACATTTCCTTCTCCATATGTGGAAGCGCGGTGAATCATCAATTGTGCATTGTTGTAAATTTTTATAGTATCGCCAGCCATTGCGATAATTGAAGCAGCACTAGCGGCTAAGCCGTTAATCACAACGTTAACTTTTGCTTTATTTGACTTAAGTAAGTTCCCAATAGCAATCCCTTGAAATACGTCTCCACCGTTTGAATTAATCACTACTTCAATTTCTTCTTGATCACCTAGACTATCCAAAATATTTTTGATTCCCTTATCAGTATTCCCTTCAAAGAACCAACTAGAGCCAATAAATCCCTGAATAAAAATTTGCGGTACTGTTCCTTCATTCTTTACCGCTAGAAATGTTTTCATTGTCGTCATTCGCCTCACCTCCTTTCGATACTTGTTGGTTGTTTTTAGTTATAAATATTTCATCTGCCATCGCCTTATCAGAGCGATCATTTCCAACGCGTTCTCTTCCTTCGTTGATTGTAAATACCCCATTTCTAATGCCTACATCAATAGCGTCAACCAAATCTTTGAAGCTAGTAATCTTGATCATAGTTGTATCAACACGTACAAAATTCCCTGACAAGTATTCTTCTGCTTCATAGAGACTAGCGTTAAACGCATCCTGAATAAGTTCAGCAATTGGAATGATTTCGAACATTAAAAAAGCGTCCACTTGATCCGATAACCCACTCATGTCTCCCTTTAGTAGGTTTTTCGGAACGTGAAACGCTGCTGCTGTCATCTCAAAGATGTCGTCTATTAAGTTTTTTATATCTCTTGAATTGCTTTGGAAGTTTCCGCTGAAATCTTCTAAATTGAATCCTTCTTGTAGTTGGAATACTGCCCCTGCATTGTCCGCTTCCATGAATGGTTTGAACTGCGATGTCATCATTTTATTGATTTGGTCTTGTGTTGTATTGTCTTGCGGTCGGAATAAATTCCCTTTCAGTACGTATCTACGAGCGTTAGAACGCTTGTAAACATTCATGGCACTAGAAATGAGTTTCCCATACGCTTGATAATACGCATCGACTAGTTGCCTAATTTGTTGATCTGCGTATTTTATATAGATAACATCACTTTCTAGAAATTCTCTATCAAGGACTATGTTGTTAATTTGCACTTGAGAAAACACATCATCTTTTAATGCATACTCTGTGATATCCCAACTATCCGCAATAAATATTTCGCTAGAATTATTAGACGGAGAAACGATCAATACTTCATTGTAGAATATTAATCTCCTGATCAGTTTTTTTCTAAATTCTGTTGCATTATTTTTCTTATTAGGAGCTACATTTAGCCTATAGTAAAGATCATTCTTTTTATTTTTTCCATCTTCATATGACTTGAATTCCGCTTTGCTCATCGCATTTGCAATCAAATCAATACAAGTTTCAATTGCAAATTTTCGATACACAAAATCAACTTGCAATTTACAAAAATATTCTTCTAAAGGAACTGTTGCTTTTTTTGTGAAGTATCCTACCGCCTTTTGAAAAATCCCCACTTTCTCACCTCCTTTCAAGTTAGAATACTAGAGGAGTAAATCCAGTTCCTGTATTTTCTACTGAGCTATTTGTGACTGTTACAGGAGCAGAATCATAAATATCATCTAAAAAATTCAAACCATGAAGGAATGAAAAAAAGCCATCCGTTTTTCTAGTTTCAGGTTCTATTTTTTCATAGCGTATATTTCCATTAGAAATATGCTCTTCATATACATTCATGCAATACCAACGCATAATCGCATCGTCACCAAAAAATAAACGTTGATTAATAAAAAGGTCATCAACCAGATCTTTTAACATACCATGTGTAACAGATCCGCTTCGAACAATTTCCACAGTAAAACCTGCTTCTTCTAAAGCGGGCTTCAATATTTTTGCACGGTACATATCCATAGCGATTTTTTTAATATAATATTTATTACTCATTTCAAGAAACCAACCTACAATATAATCAGCTTCTATATTTTTCCCATGAACGATTTGTGATTTTCCTTGATCTATAGAAATATCTATAACCTCTCGTTTTATGTTCTGTAATCGAAGAGCTGATTCGTGGATAAAAGTATGTTGGGTAAAATACACATCTTTATCATATTTTCCTAGCAACCCAACACTGGCAAAATCTCGTCTATCAGCAAAATCGACTGTTCCTATCACTTCATCCATTTTTTCAGGAAATTCTTTTTCTTTCGTATGCAGAACATCATCATATGAAGCAACAGCAAATCGTGTATCTTCCATAGGTCTGTTCATTCGTTTTGTCATGAACGTAAGTCTTAAACCAGCATTACGTTGCATTTGAGAGTATTCTTGAAACATTTTCCGTTTTAAATCTGCATTGTAATTAATAGTTGGACAAGCTTTTTCCCACATGTCGGGATCATCAACTTCATTATCGTTATCCAAGCGACAAATAAATGGAAACAAACTAGAAAATTCTGCTCCATCCTTGTCAATTCCAAGTTCTCCAGAAAGAATCATTTTTGATTCTTCTATAATGTCATCAAGCGGACCACCACGAACATGACCATTAGTTGTATCATAAAATTCTCTATAATCTCGAATTTTACCACCACCAGAAGTAGCCACATTTATCATTGAATAATCTTCATTTTCGTGAATTTCATCAAAGCGGTTTGCACCTGGTCGCTTCCCGTCTTTTGTTCTAGCGTTTGCCGTGTTATAACGAAGTTTGCTATTTGTAGCGATATTTTGAATAACTTCCTTCGTAGCTTTAAATACTTTTTTATCTAAATCAGGATGATCTTTAATTACTTTAAATACATCATCAAAACTAGTCTTTGCTTGGCTTTCATTATTGGCATAGATATCAATATCATAATTTTTAATACCGTGTTTAGCGGTGAGTAGAAAGAAGTTGTTCCAAGAAGCAAAACCAGTTTTACCATTACCACGTCCCATTAATGAAAGATATCTATTGAACACTAGTGTTTTATCTTTTTTCCATCGAACACCATAAATAAAACATTGTAGAAATTTTTCCCACGGAATTAATTCGAATGGAAAGTATTGTGCTGGTATATTGATTGAATCCTCTACCATCTGCTTATCGAAGTAAATATCTTCTCTAGTAAAGACTCTTTCTTCTAGATAATTTTTTAGCAATAATTGCTCTTTGCATACCTTGATAGTGCCTTCTTCTATAGCTTTGAACCAATTTTCAATATGCTTATAACTCAGGAATTGATTCATTTGCTTCACCTACCAATTCAGGAGTAATGGCAAGTTTATCCAACATCAATCCCATTTGTTTGTTGACAGAAACAAGCAACGCTACTGATTCATTCTTTTTACCATTCTCCAATCTAATGCCGTTCTCGGATATATCTTCTTCCAGTGATATCGCCGTTTCCCATAAACTGATATAACGATCAACATTATCTAAGAATGGCTCAATATTTGTTTTCTGACTTTCCAATTGGCTTATTAAAGAGCGGCGTAATTTTTCTCTGTAGCGATTTTGAGACAATTCGTTTTTAAACATTTTAGCCCTCCTTTCATGATAAAGTTCGAAAAAATCTCTTTTCCTGACAGCCCCCTCCGTTTCATCACCCCCAAAAAATTTGCGATTTATTTTAAGGGGGGGTTATCTCACCATCGGAATGAAAGCTTCAGCGAAGTCAATGTAATAATTAATCTCTTCAATGCTATATCCGAAAACATTTTTTATTCTTTCAACATTATTATCTTTATTCAACGCTTCTCTTACTTGATTCACTTTGTATTTGCTACAACAGTTATCTGATAACAGATCCCTAATACCTACATAGCGAACGTATATCAAACGTTTAATCAATCCCTGAGTATAAGATGAATACTCTTCAATCTTTTCTGTGTCATACTCTCTGCCATTGTCATTGATGATCATGCACTTACCACCTTTCACTTGCATCGAAGTTAGCAAAGCTTTCTATCTTCTTCTCTTGTTTATCTAGTGCTGTAAGATATCTACCATGAACTTCATTATGATGTTCAACACATAAACAAATAAGATTATCTAAATCTAAAGCTAAGTCAGGTCTATCCTTGACTTCCTTTATATGATGAACGTTCTCTACTCTATGATACTTGCCTAGTCTTCTACACTCTTGGCATTCATAGTGATCTCGTTTCATCGCTTTCTCTCTAAGCCTGCGCCATTTAGGAGACTGATAGAACTTAACCAAACGATCTTCTCTTATCAACTGTAATAGCCATCTATAGAATTCCTCGGTCATGATCCGTCTCCTTTCACAATCTTATTTAATGCTTCGCTCTTCTTTTGCCATACAATGGAATAACTTCATTGCTTTCCTTTCGTTTGTATGTATCGCTCTTTATTGGTCTTCTATACTTTCGTACTATCTCACCGTTACCGTTTTGCACAGTGATTACTTCATACTTCTGTTCTAAATATTGTGGTCTATACATTGTTGTTAACCTCCTTTGCGCAAATAAAAAGACCACTCAGCGGTAGTTTCTCATTGGAAGTCCTTCTCTCTATCTGAGATCAGATCATTATAAAGAGCAGTAGCTCGTTCCTTCCCGAAACGTAATCTACGTTGAATAGTTCCAATCGTAAATGATTGTCCTTGACCAACTTCTTCAAAGTCCTTCTTTAATCGCTTCATTTCTTCAAATTCTTTAGTAGTATATTCTTTCATGAGTTCATTCCTCCTTTATGTAAAATAAAAAAGACCACTTAAGGAGTGATCTCATATGTAAAAAACTACACCTCAGCAATGAGATGCAGTTATAACCCTATGTGAACACTGGACTAGAATACCGTCTCTAGCCAAGACCTACGCAATGATACAAAGCCTCACACAGGCAACTTGCCGTGTTCCTAGCAAGTCCAACTTAATGTTTCTCTCCTAACCTACACCTGAGAGTGGCGCACGTCTGCGCTAGTATTTTATGCCTATTAACTGATTTCCAGGCACGCTGGTTAATTCAGCCAACCAATCGGCATCCGATAAGATTGATTGTTTCCGTAGGTTCCTTAAGTCACTGGCAAGGAATCGAACCTTGCATGGTTGCGCTTAGCTCTTGTTTCTCTGGTCTTCAAGCATACCTACCAGATATAGCGTCTACCCTTTCCGCCACAGTAACATAATTATCTATTTTACTTTTATGAAATTAGACTCATACTTTAATAAATTATAACTATATTGAAGGCTTGCGTATGCTTCATCATATGTTAAGTCTTCTTCTTTTAATAATTGAGTTAGTTTTTCTCCAACCTCTTTAACGCTTGATCCAAAAACTTCTTCTGGTTTGTTGTTACGTTTGAATTTACTCAAATAATGTTCTCGTGCACTTTCTTTATCCATTCGTTTTTCCTCCGATGCATAAATTAATTAGTTAATTGTTGCTCATTGATCTGGACAGCAATTTCTTCTTCTATAAGCTCAACGATCTTCCTTTTTGTCGAATTTAGTTCGAACTTATGATCCATTAAAGTAAGCTTTATGTTCTTAATCTTTTCACCTTCGAATTCCTTGATAATATCTTCGATTCTTTGGTTTACTAAAATAGTTAGTTGATCAATTTTTTCGGAAGCGTTATTCATTTTATATACCCTCCAATACATAAATTAATAGACAGCAACGGATGATAGATAATAAGAACAATTTAGAAGGAGTTGGAATTCACATCCTTATTCTTAATATTTCCGCTGCTGTCTATCGAAGCTTAATTGTGAAACAATAATAAAACGATGTTCCTTTTATTATTATTTTGTCTTAGACCTATCACTAATCTTTCGACACTACCATAATATCACTGGTAAATAGCTAAAAACCGCCATCATTCCGCCAAAAAACCGCCAAATTATTTATAAGCAATTATTCTTCCGTGTTTATATGCTTCTGCAAACTCTATTAGAGCTTCCGACTTCATCCGTTGTATACTTCTTTCTGAATAACCCACTTCACGGCTAATTCTGTAGTTTGAGAAGCTATCTGGCACACAAAAGCTGTAGTAGAGTATCTGACGGCTAATCAGACTAAGAGCCATCAAGGCTGCTAAAATCGCGTCTCTCTCCGCTTCTATATCCATCATCTGAATGATCGCGTCTTCTGCCTTATTGCCGTGCTTCGGTGCCTTCGGCATATCCGTAATAATCGGCGACTTAATATCTATCAAAGAGCGACCTGCCATCCGCTCCAAACGCCGAAAGTTCTTCAGCACATCTCTCGCATTACATCTTGTCTGTTTGAAATCTACCTCTCGTAACAATTGCATCAAGTCAAACCGCTCCTTTATGTGATATAATAAATGTGTTGGATTTATTGAATCAGTCGGAGCGATCCGGCTTTTTTATTTGTCATTGATTAGTTCCATATCCACCAAACGAGCCACTGCTAAATTATCTTTGCTTTTCGCTAACCACTTATCGCATTCCATCGTGTTTTCAATGTGAATGATTGCTGAATGATTATAGACATGCTCTACATATCCACGAAACGGATAGATGAACTCTTCTGCTTTACATCGGACCATGTCACCGATTTTGAATTTTGATTTCTGACGTGTTTTAGGGTTCTTTATCGGCATGTCTAGCATTAAACCGCCGATACCATGACTACTAGCGTAAAATCCGTCTTTTATTTTCATCTCATTTCCTCCCATTTACGATCATCATTTAATATCGAAATCCCAAACTTACGAATAGCCTTACTTGCAATAGCAACACACTGACTTGCCACTTTATATACTTCTTCTACAGAAACTCCGTATTCTTTTTCAAACTTTGCCTTTAACACATTCAATTCTTGTTTTCTTAGTTTGGCTACTCTGCGGTGTCTGTTGTTCATTCTGAGACCTCGCTTTCGTCGCCCTTATACAAAATTATTACTGATGTTTTCAAATATTCTGATAGCTCAGATAACATCATTATTTTGATGTATTCAAATGCGAAAATCCCTGTAACTGCTGCTTTAACAAACTCATTATTGAGCCCAAATATAATGACCATGATTAAGGACATCATTAGATAGATATACTTAAAATTTTCTTTTATGGCTTTCCTCATTCCGCTTCTCCCCACTCAATTGATATATATTCCGATTGTTCATGTCTTTTAAGTCCAAAAAAAGTATCATATGTTTTATCATCATTGACGTATTTCACTTTTAATCCTTCGCCTAGTTTCTCTTGGATTTTTTTAACAGTTCTTTTGTCTCTTAGTCGTCTTACAAGATATTTTTGTTTTTCATCCCAATTAGATGCGGATTCCCATGTTTCTTTGATAGAAATACAATAACCTTTATAACCTTTTGCTGCTGACTTGATGATAGTATCTTCTAAATTTTGTTTTTCGTACCAACGTTCAAACCATTTATCGAATGATTCATTTTGTGTTTCTTGTATCTTTTCAATTAAACTCATCTACTTTACCCCTCTAATTCCTAGAACTACATATCCATCTTGCTGAGCATAATCAGTAATATAAGTAATTTCTGCTTTGTATGAGTCGCCTGTATATTTTTCGCCAGTCCACTCTCTCAAAATTAACTGACTACCAACTTTAAAATTACGATCATTCCTGCGGGTCTCGAATTGTTTGCGTCCGCTTGTGACTGCTTCAAAATATTCTGGTAGTATTTTTAGTTCGTGGATCATTCCGCTTCCTCCTGTCCCAATCCCCATTGCGCGAATGCTGCTAGGACTTCATATTCTTGTTTACAATCCAATAGTTTATAAGCTTTGCGTACTTTATCAGGTAATTTTCCTAGTAAATTTTTATCAGAAAAAGCATTAACAGATAATATTGGTGCTTCTCTAGTTAAAATTGTCTCGCTTTTCAACCACTCCAACACGATTTTCTGGTTGTCGTTGAGTTCTAGCTCTTCTATCGCCTGTAAATTTACTAACGCATAATTGAAGCCTTCTATAAAGCTATGATTTACTGTTTTATTCGGATCATCATTTTCAATGTACTCTTTTTCGAGTCTATCTGCTTCAGCTTCTAGCCATTTCAACGCCTTGCTGATCCTTCCGCCACCTCCTCATATAATTCGAATTTACTAGATGGCCAACTCAAACGCTGTTTATCTTCGTCAATCAAAACGATTCTGCCAGGCATCGAAGCATCTTGAACTATATAATATTCGTTGTCCAAGAAGTATAATGACACGCCTGATCCTATTTTAGTAACTACTTTGTCACTCTTTTTGAAACCCATCATTCTACCTCCTCCTTTTCATTTATTGACGATAATAACAAAATAGATAACATGAAAATATTTGACCACAACACAATATTGTGATATTTTTTACATAGTTTTATTTATATGGGAGTGACGAAATGCCATTTATAGTCTTTTTCTTTATATCATTATTAACAATATATATTCCTTTACCAACATTATTAATGTATTTCCATAGACTCTCAGAAAAACATGACACTATAGTCACTATAGATAAACATATATTGGTTATACTTGTCTTATTAGATTATTATATTAGCTACTATTTTCTTAAAAACTGTAAGATTAAAAAGAGATACTACTTTTATTTAATTGGATTAAATTTGATTGAATGGGGAATACATTTAAGCTTGTACTTAAAATTCAACGCTACAGAATTAACTATAGTTTTAATTTTCCAAACGATACTTTTAATTTGCATGTTTACCTTCCCATTATCTGGTAAATTCAGAAATTACATATTTAATCAAAATTGATCCTACAATTTCACGAGGTAGCTAGATACTCTTCATAAATACTAACCAGTGTGTTTTAGCTCTCTTATTTCCATATAATGGCACATAATCAATTGCATTCAATATTTCTGATAGCTTGATTTGATCCTCGTTCCATTTAAATACAAGAGTTCCATTTGGCTTTAATACTCTGAAACATTCTTTGAATCCTAATGCTAAATCTTCTTTCCAAGTTTCGGGATTTAATTTTCCATACTTTTTGACCAACCAGCTATTCTCGCCTGCTTTAAGCAAGTGTGGCGGATCAAATACTACATGATAAAATGATTCATCTTCAAATGGCATATCTCTGAAATCTCCAATGACATTAGGATTGATATCAACGACATGTCCGCTATTTAGTTCTTCGTATTGTTTCCGAATGTCCATAAAAATTACGTTTGGATTCTGTTTATCAAACCAAAACATTCGACTACCACAACATGCATCTAATATTTTAGTCAATTACTCTACCTCTAATAACTCTTTATTCTCGTATATATTCCCGATAACTTCATAGTCAGTGTGAAATACTGGAACATAATAAATTCGATATTCTAAGTCCAAGTCTACTAGCTTACAAATTAAGCCAGAATGGCACTCAGAGGATTGAACAATAGCTTTTTCGTCGACTAAATGATCAAAACCATCACTTACACTGAAAAGTACTACATCTCCTTCAAATATCTCCACACCATTTTTATCTTTCAGCCCTGTTGATTGCATGAGGACATATTTATCTGGAGCCATTTCAGCATGAGTGATCAACCTTCCTGCTTGCCCATATTTCATTTCTTGTCCAATTGTTTTACCTTTAAATGGTGTGTACCACGCTCGAAATCTCGGTATCATTTGCTGTCCTCCAAATCACTCGACTTCACGAATACACCATCTACCATTTTTCCTGTGCGCCCTTTGATTTCGTTGTATGCCATTTCTAAACACTCTTGTATGTTTGTCCCTTTTTGCATGGAAAGGATAATCAGCGTGACGATAACGTCTCCTACGCTATCTTTAAATAGCTCATCATTACTTCTTGCCATCGCTGAAGCAATTTCTCCGAATTCCTCAGCTACTTTCAAAAACTGTGCTTTTGGATCCGCTTGATCCAGTCCCTTGTCTTTTGCCCACTGCTCTACTTTTGTGATTAGTTCGTCCATTTTTCATTCTCCTTTATATATTTAAGTTGGATAATACAACTTGTAACAAATGAAGCTAATGTTAAAATTGTGCCGATTGGTGTTAAAAAACCGCTTTTTATCGTATTAATTAATATAGCTACAAATATCGTTATATAGAATAAAAAGTGAATTGACACTAACGTTAAATTAAACATCTAGTCCTCCTCGAAATACTCATTCAGTATCTCTCTATACCTTTCTACAAATTTGAAACGATCTTGATGAAGTTTCTTGCTCCAATTTGTTTGCCGATCCAGCTCACGCATCTGATCGAACCCTTTTTGAATTTCGTTGTAATAAAATTCAATGTTTGCTGCTGCTTTCCAATGCCTGCTACTTCGCACTCCTGCTCCTGTTTCAGCCATTTCTAACTTAACTAATTCAGCTCGTTCTTTTGATTTTTTATCTTTCTGAATCTTCATCATGATTTTCTTGAGGATGATGTCACTGTATTGTGTAATGAGATCCATTATCTCTCCTCCACATACCTAAACTGTCGTCCTTTTGAATCAATCCATAAGCTCCTAGCTCTATCCCAGATAATGTTTTTGCTTAATCCAGTAATTTCAGATAACTGTTCAGCAGTACCTGTTACTAAAATTCGGTCATCATGCCAGATTGCAATTTTTCTCGGCGTTCTCCGTTTGGGCTTTTCAGTCCACATTGATTTACCGAGCTTTTGGACTTCTGCAACTATTTCTTTGTCTTCTTGCCAAGATTCTGACTTGGTTAATTCAGCAATTCTTTTCATTGCTGCTTTCTTATCCACGCTCATTCCTCCAATCGATGGATTTCCCTTCTTAAATTCTCTATGTGCAAATCGATTGCCTTTCTCGCCGTTTCATTGACCATCACTGCCTTTGTTCGTTCCAGATCGTCAATCTCACGCTGAAGGCTTCGAATACGCATTTGAATCACTTCTTCTGTTGTCATGATGATTCCTCCACGTATCTAAACGTTCTCTTCTTAGCGTCTGTGTAGCCACACCTTGCTCTTTTCCTCACGATTTTCTCGTGCAAGCCTGTGAGACTTGCTAACTGTTCAGCTGTCCCTATCACTAGAAGTTTGTCACCGTGCCAAATTGCGATTTTTCGTGGTCTTGGCTTGTTGCTCTTGTCTGCCCACATCGCTCTTCCAAGCCTCATCACTTCTGAAGCAGCTTCTTTGTCATTTTGCCAATCTTCTGAATAAGTCAATTCGATAATTCGCTGCATTGCCGCTTTCTTATCCATCCCGACATTCTCCTTTCAGTAATTTGAGTACTTGATCAAGTGCGCTCTCACGTCCGCCGTGGAACGTGTTTAGCCACTTGTCTTCGTAAGACACACTTTGTCTTAAAGCTTCTTGATGCATTAGTTCAATCTGTGCTGTAAATGTCTTTAGATCTATCTGATTACACCTGCTCAAGTTCACTAAGATGTTTTTGCAATCCTTTAATGCAATCAACAAATAGTAATTTTGTATAAGCTAAATTTCTTAATTGTGTTGCATCGATATAGAGTGCGAAATAGTATCTGAGTTTACTCCAACTTGAACGATCATTCTTAATTCCTTCGATTCCAGCTTCTTCGAGTTGATCATATACGTCTCTCAGGATTTCTATTTCCTCACCAGTTTTATACTTTGCTATTTCATTAATTAGTTCTAGATAATCGATCTTCAATTTTCCACCTCTTAGAATGGTGCTTTTGATTGTCTATTAGCCCGTTCTAGCGCTTTTTTCTTGAGATAGGCTTCTTGGTCGATTGCCCATTCAGGAAGCTTCTCTCGTCTTCCTGTGCGCTTGTATCCACTGCTTGCGTTCTTAGGTTCACTTTTTTCTTTCCTTGCCCAACTTCGAATAGTTGCCAAATAGTTTTTATAAGTCTTACCAGATGATTCACAATACTCTGACAGTCGTTCGATTCGCTTTTGGTAATCATTAGGGAATTCTGTTTTGAGTTTCTCCATCTGCTCATCTGACAAAAGAACATTTTTATACTCTCCGTATTTATGACGGATGGGCTTAGCCTTCGATTTTTTCGAAGGCGGTAACTCTCTTATATATTCTTTTGTATTATTAAATGTATTATTAATAGATGTATTATTATCTTGATAGATTTCTTGGTGACCCCTCACCAAATTTTCTTGGTGACCCCCACCAAGAATTCTTATATACCTAGCCTCGATTTCTTTACTACCCTCTTTGTACTTAACTTCTCTATAGATATAGCCCTTTTCTTCAAGTGACTTTAGCCAATTCTGAATGGTTGGTTTGCTTACTTTATATTGATTGGCAAAGTACTCATTGCTAGCCCAGCAATAACCTTTCTCATTACATAGAGCTGTGATTTCTCCATAAAGAAGTTTTGCACTAGGTATCAAAGAATCGTCATATCTAACATTTGCAGGTATGATGGCGTAATAACTTCTGTGATCCACTTTTTATCCTCCGATTCTTAATTTCTTGATTGTCTCCTGATTTAACTTGATCCCTTTGATTTGATACTTATTTTTGAAATTGATCACACCTATCTTGTGCTTCTCTGTGTGATGGATTCTGCAGAGTGCTGCAAATGTGTACTCTGAATGATCAACTTCTTTGCGCTTTCGTCTTCCCAGCGCTTTGTCAAAGTGATCGATGTCAACTCCTGTTTTGCCACAGATGCAGCAGACTCTTTTTGTAATGCATTTGTAGAAGTAATATTCTTGATTCGCTGGTAAAATCTCATAGCCTTCTTTGAAAGGAATATGATGTTCAAAGATGAAATCTAAGATGATATTTGCTAAGACATTAGCATCACTCACAGTTGTATTCGATTCGTCTTTGAGGCTTATTTTGCGCCCTGTGACGCCTTCAAAACGGAAGTAGAAGAATTCCTTCCAGAAGTCCGTTGGCATGCCTGTATCGATGAAAATATCGCCTATGAGTGCATAGATGAAGTTTCGCTGCTGCACAGTAAATCGACGTGGATCAATAAATCGAACTTCAATAATCCGCTCACCATCATATCCGTCGTACATCGTCTTCAAACGTTCGATGTTCACTTCTTCATTAATAGTTGCACCTATGTCTTTTCCTTTGAACTTTTTCAGAACCGCTGAATATGAATCGATTAATGGTTTAAACACTCATATCACTTCTTATCTAATTCTTTTCTCTTAGCTGCTATTGCTCGCTCCATCAAGGCACATTGCTCATAGCTTAACTGTTCAATAGTTTCAACGTTATCAGCTAAGAGCCCTAATTTATCTGTCTGCTCATTAACATATTCAATTAAGGTTTTGGTCATATCTTTACCCATCTGCTCATTGAAAGCTTCTAGAATCGTCTCTAGCATATTTAATTTCTTTGTATCGATTCTAGGTGGTGTTGGAATATCTTCCCCTTGAAATACATATAATCCCAGTCCGTGTAGAGCCAATGCTTTCACAAAGCATCGCTTCAATGAGTTATTGATTTGCATTGCATTTGGTTTAACAACTGGTTGGTTTCGATAATCTAAAACAGGAAATAATTCGGTTTCCGTGTGTCCTTTAACCGTTACCGAGACAGATACATAAGTACCTGTTTCATCCATAAGAAAAGGTTTATATTCCTCAACAAGAAAGTCTTGATGAGTTCCAGAAACAACTCTGTAGTGTTTATACTCATTAATAGTTACCGTTGCCTGTGGATCATTCTTTTTCATAATCTCCCACGCGTGAGCCCAAGATAAATAATCAAAATTTCCTTTTTTCTTGAGTATTTTATTTAATTTGCGACTAAAAAGTTTTTCGAAGTTCGTTGTCCCTTTGCTTTCACTCATCAAATTCTACCTCCATTTCAGCAATGTATTTCTTACCTGATCCGTAATAAGAGATATCAATCAAGTTATCTCTGTCATACTCTTCTAGCGCATCAATCAAGCCATCTTCGATGACATAGATATATTCAGGTTTTTTGGGCTTCCTCGATAAATGGATAAGATAGACATGATCCCAAATACTCACAAAATTTCCCAAATCGTCTTGATCACATGCTAGTTCTTCATCCGTCAAAAGATTTCGTCTGATTTTTCGATTATTTGTTTCCTTGACATTCGATTTGCCCCAACTAGGATCAGTCAAATATTGATCTAGAGTGGAAAGTTCTTTTTCCATGTGGTAACATCTCCTTAGATGTATTTTGTTTTGTGACTCTATGCTTGCCGGCGGAGTCACTTTTTTTATTTTTCAAAATTACTAATTCTTGCATTATTTCTTCTCTCCTTTTTGATATAATGTAGATAAAAATGGTGGTGGTATAAATTGAGTCTTATTGACTTTATTAAACAATTTGACTGGAATAACATTGTTAAAACCATTAAAGATTTTATTTTGCCTATTACGTCTCTAGTATTTTCAACATTTGCTTTTTATATCTCCTATACAGATAGAAAAAACAAAAAATTTAATTTAAAATTGGATTTCTTCGCTGAATGCGAAGAATGGTTGATAGATAGAGAAAGTGATTCCAAACCAGATGTTTACCATCAAAATAAATTCAGGATTATAGATTCTGTATTGTTAACAAATAACAGTTCTTTACCTGTTACAATTATTGAGTTTTCGATTTCTGGAATTCCTGATCCTTTAAATGCTTTTACAATGATTGGTGATAATTATTCTGTAACGGTAAAATCAATGTATGACGAACTTCCACATGGTATACGTGCGTATTCTGGTAAATCTTTTAAAAAAGGTACTGATCTATCAAAATTTCCTCCGTTGTCATTACCTATTACCATTCCACCGTATGAGTCAAAAATTACTACGTTGGTTTTTAGATACGATGAATCTTTAGTCGAAAAAAACATTACAATAAACGTTCTTACAAGTAGAGGTACTGCTAAATTCAATAGATTTGTTTCTTCATCTCAAATTTCACAGCTTGATACTGGCTATGCCCCTCCGCAACTAGATGAATTTGATTAGGAAATTCTCCAGTTTCTTTTACAAATTCTTTGATGAGATCATTAAAATTTTCTTTCAATTGTTTTTCGTTTATAGCCATTAAACTTTTTTTCATTAGTCAGCCCCCTCGGTTGGCTTTTTCGCTCTGTACTCAGCTTCATCTAACCCTGCGAACATCCAAACGAGGTAGACAATTACCCCGATCAAAGCTTGTTTGCTTCCCCAGACACTCAGCAGATAAATAATGATTGGTGCACTGAATACGATTGTTGTATTTAGTTTGTCCATAAATTTCCCTTCTTTGCTGTCATTATTTCCGAACACTTACCCGATATTTTATTGTGCTAGAACCCATGCTCTACATTTTTCTTTGTCGTAAAATTTTTGATCGCCTATACGCCCGAATGGAAGTCCTTTATCTTCCCACTTACGAATAGTTGCAGTTGATACTCCGAAGTATTTCGCTATCTCTATTTGCTTTAATACACGTTTATCAACTGAGGCATCTCTTCTTGCTTTTGCAATTTCATCAGTTATAATTTCATGAATGTAGCTACGAAGTGCTGCCTCATTTTCAGGCGTTAAGATTACTTCCATAATCCTGAACCTCCTATCGAATTTTATTTTTCTTTCCAAACTCCATTCCAAAAACTCATGCAATTCTCTGCCGTTTACTAACTGCTCATTCTCCTCATTTGTTGTTACTTTGATTAGTTATTTCATTCGTTTTCCTCCTCTACAATTCGTACATAGTAATAATCGAATCTATAATTCTGTTTGCTTCTGCAGAAGTCTTTTTACCGTTTAAAATTAAAGATAAGTAGCTTTTGCTAATTTCAAATCTTTCAGCAAGCATGGTGTAAGTTAAGAACTTTGAACTTTCGACATATTCTTTGATTTTTTCTCTATCTCGTCGAGTGATTTCTGCAATGTCAGTCACACTAAAACTCCTTTCTAACCAATTTCCTCTAAATCCATTTGAGGGTAATATCCTTCTTTTTTTAGTAATTCGTAGATAAATAGACGCCCTTTCTGTGTCCATTTGGTATTCATTACAATTTTAGTGCCACCATCGGCTTTCGGGATCTCAGTTGTATGAGATTTTGTGTATCCTTGGTTCATGTGTTTTTTGCACAATAACCATTGGTTACCGACTTTTTTCTGAACACCTAGTTTATGAAGTAATTTATTCATCTGTTGTGGAGACATCCCATAATCTGCTGCAATCTGACTAATTGTTACTGAATCTGTAGAAGATAATATGCTATCTAAATAGGAGATTTTCGGTTCGTACTCGGCAATCTTTTGTTCTGCGATTAATCTTCCAGTTCTTTCTTCTTTTAGTTGAGTTGCTAATTGAATGATTGTATCTGGATTAAGCAAAGCTTCTTCTACTTTTTCTGGAGTTAGATAACCTCCATGTTTTCTAATTGCTGGCAACACTTCACTTGTTACCCAACGTTTAAATTTTTTGGCAGAGGGAAGTTTTGATTTTAAGATTAAACTGTATAGACCTGATTCGTTGATGATCGTCATTTTTTGTTTTCCGCCAAGGCCGCCCTGAATTGGGGCATCCTGCTTATCTTCTTCATCTACGTGTGTAGAAATAGCATTTCTTGGTTTTGAGTAACCTAAAATTTCTGCAACGTCTTTCCCTACAAAATATGGTTCATCATTTACTAAAACAGTTCGAACTTCGTTTTGTTCGAAATTGAAAATTTGTGGTGTGTTCATTTTTTCGAATCCCTTTCTTAAGTTCAAATATTTTGAACTTCTAAATTAAAAAAATATTCGCCAATTTCTTCTTTTGGAATGTCTAGCAATTCAATGGCTTTTTGAAGTTCGGTGCTTTTCCATGGTACTCGGTTATTCAACTTTAATGACAAACTTCTTTCCGACAAACCTAAAGCGATTGAAAAATTGTATTGCGTTCCATATTTCTCAACAATTTTTCCCGACAACTTAGAATAATCAAAACTCATATTAATTTGCTCCTTTCCAGTTCAAATGTTTTGAACTTTATAGCCAAAGTATAACCCCTGCATAAAACATTGTCAACATAAAAGTTCAAATTAATTTAACTTTTTTATTGAACTTATGTTCAACTAGGTATATAATAAGTATCAGAAAGGAGACATAATATGAAGCAAACGACTCAGCAACGACTCAATCAGTTAATGTCTGAAAGAAATTTAAAGCAAGTTGATATTTTGAATATGTCTTTACCTTTACAAAAAGAAACTGGAATAAAAATGTCAAAAAGTCATTTATCGCAATACGTCAATGGTAAATCCTCACCCGACCAGCACAAACTCTATTTACTGGCTAAAACTTTAAATGTGAGCGAGGCGTGGTTGCTTGGTTACGATGTTCCAAAAGAAGATAAGGAAAATGGTGTTCCAACCATCGAATCAATCTACAATCAATTAGATCGACCACGAAAAACAAAAGTCTACAACTTTGCGGAATATCAATTGAGAGAACAAAACAAACGTCCGAAAACTACAATTGAAATTCGAGGTTATGTGTCCGCTGGAACAGGTGAATGGCTAGATGATGAAATTGTGGACGAAGTAAGTTATGAAGGCGTGATACCTGAACATGATTTCGCAGTTAAGGTAAACGGTGATTCAATGTTACCGCTTTTCGAAGATGGACAAGTTATCTTTATTAAAAGCACATCAGATGTGCGTGATGGTCAGATAATCGTATGCCAAGTAAATAATGAAGCGTTTGTTAAAAAACTGTCAGGTAACAAGCTAGTGAGTTTAAATAAAAAGTATGAGGATATATCAATCTGTGATACAGATGATTTTAAAATTTATGGCGTAGTCGTTTTATAAAAAAATACCCCAGTCGGAGTTGGCGCTGCGGCTAGGGGTTAGTATTTATTATCATAGTAGAAAGAAGGAAAAGAATATGCCAAGTTACGTTGTATTGCAAGTTGTATTAAAAGAAAAATTTATAGGAAAAGGGTCGCAAAACCTATCAGAACTTGAAAACACTATAAATAGACAGTGTTCTAAAGGTTATCGATTACACACTATTTCCACTACAAACGGTGGTAGTAAAGGTTTCGGTGGTGGCGATAGAATCCAAGCTACTTTAGTTTTCGAAAGTCTGTAAAATAAAAAAACACGCCCCACCGACCAAAGCGAGCGTGTTCTAAGAAAAAAACAAACCTAACAATAGGCTTCTTTACAACTTATTGTATCAAAGAAAAGAGGAGTAAAAAATGAAAAAAGTTAGCGTTATGTTGTTGTTAAGTACTGCTCTGCTACTTTCAGCTTGTTCAAATAATAAAAAAGCTGAATCAACAGATGCCACTTCTAACCAAGAAACAAAAATAAGTAAAACAAAAGAAACAACTGAAACCAGTTCATCTACTAGCAAATCTACATCTAAAACAGATTCTAGTTCAACAGTTACAAGCTCCAACCAAGTTACGGCGGAACCTAGCCCAACAGTTATAAGCTCCAGTCAGAGTACAATCCAAACCGCACCTCAAGAAGAAACATATGAGCAGATGAAACAACGCACTTTACAGTCAACTCCAGCTGATCGTGCAAATTGGTCCAACAAAGAGTGGGAAGCTTTCGGCGTGGCCCTTTATGAAAATGGATTGACTACAGATGATGCTGGCAATATTATCAGTCAAGATCAGAAAGAACAACAAGCAGCATCTCAACAAAATCCAGAAGACCAACAAACAAGCGCTCAGCAAGACGCTGACACTTTATCACTTACTGATTTTGTTAACAAATACGGGATGTCGCCTGTTGCATGGAAAGTACAGAATGGAATGTCTGAAGAAGAAGCATTGCGTACAACACAGCAAAAGACTTCCGGTGAAGTTCAATTAGGATTTTCTAAATACGGAATTCAATAATATATTTTTATGCCCTACTATTTTGCCTATAATCTCTAAAAAAGTTATAAAGAAAAAAGCCCGTGCTGCAACACGGACTCATACCTCATTTCTGAGATCACAAATATATTATACCAGAAAAGAGGGAAAGAAATGAAAAAAAGAGTGTTTAGTTTTTTGTTATTGTGTATTGTAACACTATCTGGCTGCGGAAGTACAGATAATACTTCAACTACTAGTGGAACTGCAACCGTTCAAAATGATTCAACTTCTGAATCATCTTCTGTTGTTGAGTCGTCTTTAGATGAAACTACGGAAACTAGTATAGTTGAAAGCGAGAGTCCAAGTGTTAATCGTGCTGAGTATTCTGCTGACTTTTCAGAAGATTGGAAAGGGCTAGTGACAAAAATCAATAAAGTTGTAATCGCAGAACTCACTGATGATGAGGTTGAAAAACAAGGCTTAGAAAACAAATATGCTGTTCAGGTGTACTTCTCGATTGATAATACGTCTGATACAGACTTTAATATTTATCCTGATCAATCTACATTAGTAATTGAAGGGCAGCAAATAGAAGCTGAAATGTTTTTAAGTGATAGTATTGGCGGAGAAATTTTAAGTGGCGTATCAAAAGAAGGGATCGTGACTTTCTCGGTTCCTAAAATAGAAGATGTCAGCAACGTAGCTAATATCCGTCTAAAATGGGAAGCTGACTATGACACTGATAATTATGATGAAGAAAGCTATAAAGAATTTGACGTGACATTTGATTTAAGAAAATAAAAAAACACGCCCACCGTCCAAAGCAAGATCGTATAACTAAGGAGGTGATGCCAGCTATTTTAGTCCGAACACTTACCCGAGCGAAAGGACGAAAAAAATGGCAACATTCGAACAATACAAAAAGAAAAACGGTGAAAAATTGTGGAAGTTTCAAACTTATTTGGGAGTAGATCCCTTGACTGGCAAACAAGTGAGAACTACACGAAGAGGTTTTAAAACAAAAAAAGAAGCTCAATTAGCGCTGACCAAATTACAATTGGAATACGAAAGTAATGGTCTAAATAAGTCTAAAGAGTTAACTTTTCAAGAAGTATACGATCTATGGATTGTAAATTATGAGCAGACAGTAAAAGAAAGTTCTTTCGTTAAAACAAAAGAACAGTTTGCGAATCATATATTACCAGCATTTGGTGCTCTTAAAATCAACAAAATATCGATTGATATAGCTCAAAAGTTCGCTAATGAAAAGGTAAAAAGATTTGTGTTGTATAGAGAATTCATCAATAATGCTTCGCGTATATGTGATTATGCTATTAAATTAGGATATTTACAAGATAATCCTTTTAAAAAAATCACAGTTCCAAAAAGAAAGGTCTCTGTTCATGAAGAAAATACTTTAAACTTTTTTAATAAAGAAGAACTAGAAATCTTTTTGAAATCAGTAGAAAAGAAAAAAGATATTCGTATGTATTCTTTTTTTCGGACACTAGCCTTCACAGGGATGCGCGTAGGCGAGCTCTTAGCTCTCACATGGAAAGACATTGATTTTAACGATAATTATATCAAGATAAATAAAACTCTCGCCAGAGGAAAAAATAGACGCCTTTATGTAGAGCAACCTAAAACCAAAAATTCTAAGCGAGATATACCAGTCGATGATGAAACTATGAACATCTTGAAGAAATGGCGATTAGAACAAAGAAAATGGTTGTTAACATTGGGAATTAATACGTTAAGCAAAAATCAACTGGTATTTTCTAACCAGAAAAACGAATATCTCCAATTATCTAAGCCTCGTAAATGGTTAGAAGTGATTATCAAACAAAATAATCTTAAACGTATTACTATTCATGGTCTTAGACATACACATGCTAGTTTACTTTTAGAAGCTGGTGCAAATATTAAGGACGTACAAGAACGTTTAGGCCACTCGTCTATTCAAATCACTATGGATTTATATATCCACATTACAGACAAACGAAAAGAAAAAACAGCAGCGCAATTCGCAAAATATATCGGTATTTAA